CTCCTTATTTGCCCAACTTATGGCAGGAACGTGAGGTCGTAACCGTAGACAAACACGTCAACGGTGGCAGGGTAGGTCGCTGCCGTGCCGACGTTAAAGTATACGGCTTGACCCGTCTGCGCCACTGTAGAAGCCACAGTTCGCTGCGACACGACCGCAGAGCTGGTCAATGCGCTCAGGCTGGCATTCGCCACGATTGCGGTGCCGCTTGCGCCAGGCGCTGGAAACACGCCGGCCAAAGGGACGGTAGCCGTCGACAAGTTGGTCGAAGCGTTTGTCACGATGACGTTTGAAACGCTGTAGCTGCCCGTGTTGAGAATCGGCAGAACGGTGTCACCCGTTACTGCCAAGCTGACTGACTGAGCCGATGCCAACAAACGCAGAGCCTGGTTTGAACCAAGCACCTGTGGATGATTGGCAACGGTAGTTGCGGGTCCCGGATTCGCCATGATTTATTTCCTTAAATCTTTGTTAATTAAGCTGCGACGCGGCAAGCCAGCTCTGGGTAGAGCATCGCCCAACCGTAGAGCACGTCAAGACGGCACGGGATAGAATCGTTATTAATTGTATATTGACGGACCACTCGAATTGAAAGCCCTAGCTCTTTATCCGATGCGCGTCCAGCAAACACAACGCCCATTGGCAGCTCGAGATCTGCACAAGCCAATGTTTCTGCATTGCGATGCAGAATAATGTTTTGTGGAGAAACCGTCCCGGTGTTATTGAACGGAGTCACAACAGCGGAGCTGCTGGTAGCCGAAACAAACACGTTTTGGAATTGGCCAGCCGTGATAATTGCTGGGCTAACCGTAACCGATGCCGAGCCACCCGAAGCAATCGTCACTGCCGAAGTCACAACAAAGTTGCGCAGACGGTTGGTGCCGTAAGGCTGACGGTTCTGTGGGTTAACAGCGTAGACGTTAGCGATGGTGATCACGTCGCCTTGCTGAATCGGAGCTGCTGCTGTCGTTGCCGAGATGGTGATCGTCGATGACGATGCCCAACCAGACGTCAGCGAGCCGGTGAAGGTTGCCGTGTTGGTTGCAAGCGTTGCAGTGGCGTAGGAGCCAAAGGTCTGGCTTACCACGTTCTGATCCATCTTCCAACGCATACCAGCCGAGTCGGTGCCCATCATGCCCTTTTCGTACTGGTCGCTGATCTTCTGGCTAGGCATGAACAGCCCTTTCAGCGAATCAACAATGGTAGCCGAGGTAAATGGCTCGACGATACAAGCACGGCGTCCGTCGCGTGGTGCGCCTTCTGAGTCCAGATAAGCCTGGCCGGTCAAATAGGTCAACAGCGACGTCGGTGGCACGCCAGCGGTACCAACAATGTTTGCCACATTGTTTTTAGCCAAAACCAAACCGTCCCTATCGATCCGATTTGCAATTGTGGCCACGGCCGGTTTGATCAATCTGTCAGAAAACATATCCATCGACAATGCCAAATCAGCAGTGCTGAATTGGGTATCAACGTGGAATTGGGTATTCAATGTGACAGGGATTGAAGTCTCGTTAAAGTCTTCAACCGAGAGGTTTGGTCCGGTAACACCAATAAACCGTGCTGGCTTACGGACGTTAACAGTTGCGCCAATCTTTGCACCGGCAACGGCGAATTGATCGTCGTATTCGCGGTTGACTTCGCTGGTAAATGTGAGTTCGTTTTCCAAGACCATCAACGCTTCGTTGGTGATCTTGCTGATCGTTAAAAGGGTATTGGCCATTTTATTTCCTTCGCGTCATAGACGCATTAAATCTGTTTACCTGATCTTGCCGGCTTGTCTTGCCGCTTTCCATGCTGCGTATGTCCCATGAAACTCCCCTTTGGAATTCACGAGATTGTCAGCGGTTGCGTTGCTTGACTTGATAGGGTTGATCGGGGCTGGTGCCTTGCTTTTTACCACAGATCTCTCAGGCTTGCTAGTTTCAGATTTCTCAAACTTTGCTTCCAGCTTGCCAATGGCCCTCAACGCTTGAGCCGGCGTCAAATCATTAAAAGACCTGGCCTGATCTTGATTTGATGCAAGGTGATACAGGATTTGTGGTCCTACGTCTGACTCTAATATTGCGTCCCGAATGTGATTCGGCACAACAACATCGCTTGACGACACCATCTCATCAAAATCGTCAATCTCAACCTTTGCCGCTTCGAGCCGTTTGGTCCAAGTCTGTACGACTTTCGCTTGTTGCTCTTGCGCTTTCCTTTCTAGATCCTGCCGATCTCGCTCTTTGAGTGCCCTTTCAGCGCTAAATTCAGCCAATGCTTCTGCGTATTCAAAAGCATCTGTGAATTGATCCGGCGTAGGCTTGGCATCAGCAACAGGAGCCTGTCTCGGCGCCTGTCCTTGTTCCAAAGCCTGTAGCCGTGCTTCCAGCGCTTCCCTGGCATCACGCTCACGCTGAGCATCAGCTCGAGCCTGTTCGCGTTGCCTAGTCAGCTCTGAAAACCGCGCCTTCAGCTTGCTCGGTTTACCTTCGTTCTCTATGGCTGGTGCTTCATCTTCTGCTTCTGGCTCATTCTCAACCTCGGATTCGATTGGCTCTGCGTCATCGGCAGCCTCAGTCGTTTCTTCGGGAGCTAAGTTCAGTTTCTGTGCAAAAAATTCGGCTTGATTCTCGCTTGTGACAACTTGCGTCGTCTCTCGTTGTTCGCTCATGGTTACCCACGGATTTTCCCGGTGAAACGCGCCGGTACGATTGCGCTTATATAACCCGCTTTTGCATCGGTGTCAAAGACTAT